CCCCCCTGTAGTATCCATGGTGGCGCCCGAAACCCGCAACGACCCCGGCTCCCTAGAACTTACAGTCCTGTGCCGCAGCAGCCGCGGCATCATCCACCCCGTCGTCACCGAGCTCATCGCCAAACAGCTCGGCGTACTCAGCCCCGAAGGCAAACTCGTCCCCGTCGCCGACCGGACCCGCTTCGTGGCCATAGAACGAGCAGGCGTGCCGCGCCGGGTGTACTGGGTGACCCACACCGTGGCCAGGGGTGACGCCGACGCCCCTGCCACCCTCACAATCCATGGTGTGGGGCTAACGAAGTTATTGTCGAGATTCCCCGCGATGTCTGCCCCGACCACATGGCAGCAGTCGTTTAGGAGGTTTGAGCGCGACTGGGTGGGGCCGGAAAACACCAAGGTCACGTTCTCGCGGCCCCGGGAGCTAGCGGGGATGAAAATGGTGACCGTCGCTGACGGCGCCACCCTCGATGGCCCCGCCGAGGCCACCATCCGGCGGCTGATTGCCGAGTCGCTGGCGGCAGCGTTCCGGGTTGCTGGGATCACCAAGGATTTACCGATCCAAGTAGCGACCACCCCGACGGGGCGTCCCTCCCCGCGTATCCTGCTGCGCCCCACGGATGGGCCGCTGCTAGAGGAGATCGCCCAACCAGCTACCGCGGCAGGCGTTATCATCACCGCCCGAATGTGGTGGCCAGGCGACCCGCCAATCGCGGGCCTGGCGTTGTCGTTACCTACGGTCGTCGTGGCAGTTGAGCAGGCAAAGGAGGCACCATAATGAGGCCCACGCTGATTGCCGACGGTGGCGAGATGACCGTCGGCCGCCGCACCTCCACCTACGTGTACGGGGCTTTCCAAGTGGACATCCCCGAGGGTAAGGAGCAGGCCCAGCAAGATGATCGGCTGCAAGAAGGGTACATTTACCGCCCAGATCAGCGCCCCACGGGGCGGTTCGATATCGGATTCGTCCGCGCCGACGCCCGCATCGACTTGAACGCCCAGCAATCCAACCTCGAATCCATCATCGACGCCGCCCAAAACCGGGTCGAAGGCGCCGTTTTCTTTGAGCGTGACATCATGGGGCGTGGTCTGGGCAAGTTCCGGCCAGGCGCCGACTTCGACACTGCTAGCCTCGTCGACGTGTCGATCTGGGGGAAAACCCTCACCCTGCCGGTAACCGCTATAGACATGACAAGCGGCGACGCTGCCGCGGTGGGCTGGCGGGTGCACGTTGGCGGCCAAATGATCGCCGATGCTGATAGCCTCCGATCCCACAATGACGCCATCCTCGGCCAAATAGAACAGGAACGCCGCCGCCGACTAGCCACGACTAAAACCGCCGAAACCGCGGCAACCACCGCTAACAGTGCCACCTCAGCCGCAGCCACCGCCAACAGTAAAGCCGCCTCAGCAGCTGCCGCCGCTGACGACGCCGGCGAGAAAGCGAAGGAAGCCGATGCTGCCGCACGCATCGCTGACCAAAAAGCCAAAGAAGCGGACGAAGCCGCCCGCGCTGCCGATAGGAAAGCAATCGAAGCTTTGCAAACCACGGTTCAGGGCATGCCCCGCATCCTGCACATCGACACCGGTGGCGCCAATATCTTCACCGGCTCATCCGGCAGGATCAACAACGGCGAAGCGTGGGGCGTCCTCAAGTGGTTCAGCGCCGGGCTGCAGATTCGATCTGGCGCCAGATTCGAGGCCAAGGGTGACTGGACCGGTTCTATTCTCATGATTGCTGTTGCTACTCAGGGCGCCACAGATGTCTCCTGCGCCGATATCACTGCTGGTAACCGCTACCACGAGTCCGCCACTGGCGGAATCTTCCAAACCTATAAGTCCGCGACGGTTATCATCCTGCCCAGCACCTAACCACCGCCACTGCCCTTAGGAGGCCCACCATGCCCACCATCACCGGTGACCTGCGGCTAATAACTAACCAGCCAGCCGCTGTCACCGCCCTGCAAATCCATGCCCCCGAAGCCCGCACCAGCGCCGGTACGGTTATTCTCCCTGCTCCCGCTATCGTTCCCGTCACCGGCGGTAAATTCATCGCCGATATCGAGCTTGGCGCTGCCGTGTGCATCCCTGATTACAGCGGCACTTTGGGCGAGCCCATTCACATCGCTATCCGTCTTGGTACCGCGACATTTGCCGAGGCGCTGGAAAACGGTCGTGACCTCACCCCAGACGAGCGCGACCGGGTTGTCGAGCTGTACCAGAAGATGATTGCCGCCGGGGACGCCGCGAAAGCCGCCGTAGCGAAAGCCGAGCAATCAGCCACCCAAGCAGCGCAGGCAGCCGCGGCAGCTAAAGAATCCGCATCCCACGCTGCCAGTGGCGTGCCCCCCGCTACCGCCACGGTGCAAGGAAAAATCCAGCTGGCCGGCGACCTCACCGGTACCGCCGATAGCCCACGCATCGTCACTGCCGGCGTTAACGGGTACAGCGTAGCTCACCGCAGCCAGGGGTTCGTGAAAACCCAACCGAACGGAGTGCTGACCATAGCTGACGACACTATCCGCGATGATGCCGCTGCGGTGCATAAGGGATATGTGGATGCGCGAATTAGCCGGCACAGCCACACTACTGACCAGATCAAAGGCCTGGACACGGCACTAGCCGGCAAAGCGGCAGCATCACACACCCACCCCACCAGCCAAATCACCGGCCTGGACAACGCCCTGGCAGGCAAAGCAGCAACCAGCCACACGCACACAAAGTCCGATATTACGGACTTGCCGGCAACCTCAGTAGAAGTGGCTAACAATACCCTAGTAGTGCGAGACTACAGCGGCAGGGTGAAGACGAGCACACCCTATAGCGACGAGGATGCCGTGAACATGGAGACCTACCGTTATATGTTCGAAACCCAGCTCAGCCGCACTCTAATCAAACAAGAACTGTTCGACGGGAAAATTTCCGCCCGAAAAATCGGGAAAATTGTCATTCTCAATACCGCCATCCGCCCTGGCACCATAGGGAAACTCCCCTACCCTTTCTGGCCAGAAGACGCTGTACTCTTCCTTATTCCTGCAGCATCAAGTTCGGTCCAGACGCTGGGCAGGTTCTTTATCAGCAAACAAGGGGACACTAGCCTGAGCACGTATAACGGTGCAACAGGCGATGTGTTCCAAGGCACGGTCACATACTTGTCATCTAACTAAAACATATAAACCCCGGTCCGGTCATCTACCGCGCCGGGTTTCTTCATGGAAGGAGGAGGGGTCATGGTTACTACCGCCCAGCTTGCCGCGATCATGGGCGGCGATATCGACTACAGCCAACACGTGGCGGCGGCAAACGAGGCCATGCGGCGTGCCCAGTGCTCAACCGTGCTGCGCCAGGCGATGTTCCTGGCTCAGATAGGCCACGAGTCAGCCGGCCTGAAATATTTCCGGGAAATAGATCCTGGCTATTATTTGCGGGGTCGTTCTGATTTGGGGCATGGGCAGGGGGAGGGGGAGCAGTGGCGTGGCGCGGGCCCCATTCAGCTCACGGGCAAAAACAATTTTCGGGCGTTCGGCGCTTGGTGCCGCAACCAGGAGCTGGTGGATGACCCGGAGGTGTTTGTGCGCCAGCCGGAGCTGGTGGCCACGCCCCGCTGGGGGTGGCTGTCCGCATCCTACTACTGGACAGTCGCCCGCCCTGACATCAACCAACTAGCCGACGCCGGCGACATTGTTGGCGTGACTCGCCGCATCAACGGCGGCACCAACGGGCTTGACGCCCGTGAGCGCCGCTACCGGCTAGCCTTACGCATCCTCAGGAAGGAGACCTCTATGGCAGAGAAAATACTGCCGTATTCACGCGACCAGGTGACCCAAGACACCGGATATTTCTGTGGGCCGGCATCGTGTCAAACCGTGATCCGGGCGGCAACCGGCATACTTATCGACGAGTCCGTGCTCGCTGTTGAGCTAGGAACAACCGACGAGGGCACTAGCAGCATCGACCGCATGCCCCCGGTGCTCAACCGGTACATCCCCGGTGCCCTGTACGAGTATCGGGTGATGCCGAACGACCCGCCAACCCCAACCCAGACCGAACTGCTATGGGACGACATCACAGCCAGCATTGACGCAGGACACGGCGTCGTCGCCAATATTGTTGCGCCGCCAGAAAACTACCCGCGAGGAGTGAACGGGTCGATCTCCCCCGCATACTCCGGCGGCACCGTATTTCACTACATCGCCATCATGGGCACCGGGGAAGACGAGAACGGCGACCCCTGCGTGTGGGTTGCCGATAGCGGCTTCTGGCCATACGGCTACTGGCTTGGCCTCGAACAGCTAGCAACGCTCATCCCGCCCAAGGGGTACGCCTACTCAACTGCCGCCCCACAACAGGAAGGAATTTTTATGGGACTCCCCCAAGACCGCCAAGAGGATCTGGCGCGCAAGATCGATGACATCCACACCATCCTTACTCGCCGCCTGCCCAGCCGCAGCGGCTACCGCACCACCGACGAACCCATCGACACCCTAACCGGGTTCGTGCTCAACGCCGACGCTCGCCTGCATGAGCAGGCGGTGCTGGAAACCGCCCAGGCCACCGGCCTCACCCCCGGTGACGTCCACAAGCGCCTGGCCAGCGGCCAATCGTTTGTTGAAATCCTAGACCTAGAAGGAGAAAAGTAATGACCACTATCAACCCCACCCTCGATGCCGTCCAAGCCGCCATCGCAACCGCCATCGAGGCCCAGCCCTGGTATCGGCGATTCGCTAACACGGTCAACGCATCCCTCGGCGGTGTGGCAGGTGCCCTGGCAACCCTGGCCGCAGCCTACGCCGCTACCGGCCGCGCCGACTCCACTGCCGTCCTGGTTGGCGCGGCAGCCGCTATCGCCGCAGGCATCGCCGCCCGCCTCACGAAAAACGGCGTCACCCCCTCCACTGGCGCCACAATCAGCGCTGTGGTTGCCGCCCAAACCACCCCCGTAGACGTCACCGTCGCAGTGCGTGACGCCGTCCGCGCCGAGCTAGACGCCCGCGACACTGCGCCGGGTGGTGAGCACGCCGAATGATTGGCATAGCGCCGGCGGTGATGCTGGTGCTAGATGCTTCGCCGACCCACAGCGCTGCATGGGGTAACATCTGGGAGCGTATCAGTGCCTCAGAGGCCATCATGCTGGCGGTCGTGACAGCCATCGGCGGTGCCTACAAAATCAGGGCTGACCGGCGCGCCGAACGGGAAGCTGACAAAGCGGCAATCCTGGAGCGCAAAGCGGCAGCGGTGGATAAAGCCGCCCAGGACTTGCGCGAGTGGTTGACGACTCGCGTGGCCATCCTCGAAGCCAAAGTGGAAGAGATGCAACGAGAACGTGAACTCCACATGCGCGTTGCCTCGACTTTTTTTGATGTTATGGCCGACTACCCAGATCCTCCGGGTGCGCCGCCGATCCCCGCCACTGTCGCCTCCGTCATCGGGTGGCCACCACAGTGCGCTCAGCCGGCACCAGCCCCATCACCCGAACAAACATAAAACTCCCCCTACCTGATACCTTAACGTCAGGTAGGGGGAACTTTTCGTGTTATCGGGGGGTTGAGCGTGGGGCCTGGCGTGGGCGCTGCTCATGCCACTGCTGTACCTCACTGGTGCGCCACACCCGGAGATTGTGCCACCGGGTGGCAGCAGCCGGCGCTTGGCTCCGACTGACATAGGCCGTCCAGGTGTCAGGCGCGATACCTAGATAGGTAGCGCACTCCCCAGCAGTCCAGTACTCGGCGCCGGTCTCGTCAACGAGTTTTAGCCGCATCATTCCTCCTTCAGTAGGGCGTCGGTAACCGCGGTGAGCGCTACCACCGCGAGCAGCAGCGCGCTGCTCCAAAGCCGCCCCCCCACGAGGGGGAGCAGCACTGCCGTGCCGGGTAACACGACGTAGTAGAACACGATATGTCGTTTGGTCATGATGGACTCCTTTCTTCTGATCCGTGCGGTAGGGTGGTGGGGGTGACCCCCGGTTCAGGATGGTTCGCGCTTCCTGAACCGAGAGGGTCACCGTCGGCGGTGCCGGCCTCGGTAGCGCCAGGGCTTGGATTTCCTGATGAGCCACAGAGCGATTCGCTCTAGTGTGCCGTAGGCTCCAAGAATCCCCAGTACCAGGCTGAGAATGGCGGGCCATTCCATGGGCCTCACCTCCCTTCCACTATTGAATTTTCAACGTGAGCGTTTCCCGCTCACAAGAACTATTATACACGGCTAGTCGTGTATAATCAAGATAGGGGCGGGTGGGGGTGGGGAATTAGCGTTCGAAGTAAAAAGCCCCTGCCCTGCGGTTTTCAAGTAAAGTCCATCTCACGAAAAGCTGTCACCGAACACACACCGAACGCAGCCCACAAACATGCAGGTCAGGGCTAATTGCCTCTTGCCTCGTAATGACTCCTTTT